ACCCGATCCTGTGGGTGATAGCAGCAGACAACGCTCTGTGTTCATGCCATGCAGGATGGCTTCTTTCTGGTGATCGTGTGGTTTTACAGGCTTCCCACCCAACTGAATGTCCAAACCGCTCAGAAGCGATTCTAGGTGGTCTGCTGACCATTTCTTTTTTGTGCGATTTGGTGTCTCAATCGTGTAGCCACGATCTTTGCAGAACTTGATGATATAGGATTCAAGCCCTGCATAGATTTTTTGTGAATACATGTTGTATAGTTTGATTTGCCCGTCCCACTTCTTCGCACGATAGGAGGGCATAAACTTGTGACCGGGAACCTTGAACGTGAAGAAATCAGACAACTCTTTTGCATGATGTCTCTCACACTTCACTTTGATATTACAGGAGTCTAACTCCTCGATCACATAATCTGGCATACATTAGTATTTATCCTCCAGATAAGAATCTACGCCACTCGATTGCATTCTTGATCTTGGTATGTCGGAAGGTGATCTCTTTCACGACCTCATCAAGATAGTTTACAATAGACTGGATGTATGCCATTCTTTCTTTTCGATTGCAGAGATCATCATCCCCATTCATGTAGACACTCACATCGTTGCGTAGAATTTTGTGGTCAAAAGGTTCCCATCCTTTTTGTTTTAAGGTTTCCGCATCGATCTTTCCAGTGTAGTATTCCCACTTCAACTTGTAGAGTCGATTGTATTCATTTGCGGCTTTCTCATACCACAACTTTGCATCGTGATATAAATTGAGATATTTGTTGTGAAGTTGAGGTAGTCGCAGGCTCTCGGTATCGAGTTCTGTGTCATTAATACGAGCATCCCGCTCTACCTGTTCTCTAAGTTCTTTTAGATCCATCATGTAATCTTATTACCCTTTTTCTCGTTGACACTCGGATTATAATGGGCAAAGAGGTCGTGTCAATAGGGAATCACAGAGAAAATCCAGATTCAGGATCTACGAAGTCATAGGTGTCAAACGCGAAGGAAGCAGTGGCGGTAAATGGTGTCAGATCACTCACACTCGAATCAAACTCAAGACCAGACAAAGAAACAGGAAAGATATTTTTAAATTTAATATGAAGGTTTGCTTTCATTGCACTATTTAAAATAATCAACTCACCATCACGAATCTGATTTGAAAACTCCTTTTCAAGACCTTTGTGGTCTTCAATCAAGTAAATTGTTTTCATCCAGTTTTGTATCTCTCTCCAATTCGCCATATCTTCATCAACCAAAAAGGTAACATCGAGATTATCAAAGGTTACTTTTGTGGTAGGTATTTTTAAATTTGAGAATCGTGTGGCTTGTGTTACTGCATCACCGGGACCAAAGCCGGGAAGTGTCACCGCCTGACAAAAGTAATTAAATTTATCAAAACCTTGAATGCTAAATCTGAAAAAAGTTTGATAAAGATAGTTTACATTTGTTGGTTGTTTTCTAGGATTGCTGTTTGGATTTGATGTCTCTGCACCAAAGGTCACACCCGGAAGGTTAAAGCCTTTCGTGAAGATGGACTCTGATGTAACCCCAGAAAAATCAAACTGTTGCTTAAAATCTAAAAAAGGATTTTGATCAAATTCGCTCATACAATTATGTAGGTAATGAACAAGGGGGGCTTTCGCCCCCCTTGTCCCGTCATAAACTACTCTAAGTCTTAGGGAGTACCATTACCGTGAAGGTTAAGAACACGGAAGATACGGTAGTATTGGTTCTGTTGAGCCGCAGCAGCAGCCAACGGATCTGACAAGTTAGAGCCATCCGAAACGTATGGGTTGTTTACCATACCGTAACGGGTCTTGAAGCCAATCTTCGGTTGGAAGTTGGTTTCGTTGACTGCTCTGACCATTTGCAGAGGAACGTATGGGCAGTAGAACATACCAGCGTCATAGGGGCTTGTGCCTCTATATCCAACGGTGATGTAATCAGCACCAGACACGGAGTATGGGTCAATGTAGACCTTAATCTTACCGTTCAACGTACCTGCGAAGGTGTTGCCAGTATCATCGACTTCAAGATCGACATTAGGTGTTGGGGTCAAGTTCAAGAAACCAGACATGGCGAGAGCCGAAGCAACGTCAGAGGTGCAGATAATAAAGTTACCTTTTCCTCTACGAGTTTCTTTAGCAATCACGTTGGCTTCGCGGTCGATTTGGAACATCAGACCACGGAACTTCTCAGCACTCCAACGACCATCGGAGTCGAGTTGGACATCATAGACACCACCGCCATTGACAGCATCGCCAGCGATAGGAACTGTTGCACCACTACTCTTGAAAGTAAGGTCGCGTTGCTGACAGCCGAGTTTTGCACCACGATAGATGGAGCGGATAACTTCACGGTTGATTTCAGCAAGGATTTCAGCCGAGAGAATGTTAGCCAATTCTGTTTCAGCATCCAGACCATGAACAGCCTTAAGATCCTGAGCCAACTCAGAGGTGTATTCTGCTTTCAATGCACGAGTTTTCGCAACAACCGATTGACGGTCGATTGAGAAAGCCATTTCACCGAAGGTATTGCTACCTTCAAAGAATGAAGTGGGCGCACCGGGATCAACGTCAATGGTGGCTGACGTAGAACCAAGACCAGCAGAGTAACCTGTGGTAGAACCAGATCTAGACACGTTACCAAGAGGGTCACCAGTTCCACCGAAAGATGGGAATCCAGCACCAGATTGTGTAGCACCAGCGGCTCCACCAACGGTAGCACCGAATCCAGTTGGGGCTTCGTTGAAGAGTGCTTCAGCAGAGCCTTGGGCGGTGAACTTAGCCTTCATCGCAAAGATCAGACCTGTAGGACCAGACATAGGCTGGACACCACAGACATCATAGGCGATCAAGTTAGGCATAGATCTACGAACGAGTGAGATCAGAACAGGGTTGAAGCCGGAAACACTATTAAAGTTACCGGATGTATCGGAGAAAACGGCATCAACGCCAGAAACGTTTGCTTCTTCGCGGAGAGCCTTTTCTTGGTTTTCAAGCAGAATCGCAGTAACATTCTTGCGATAACTGTCTTGGATATCTGGAAGATCAGCATGTTCGATGACGGGTTGCCACTTCTGACGCAGACCTTCGACTAATGGAGTTTCAGTAGACATTATTGAATTTCCTTTCGGTAGTCTTACTTAGAGTAGGTATTATTTCTTTCGATCTTCGCAGAGCGAGAGAGTGCGTTGGTATACGCTTCCATCGTTGGAGCGAGAGTTGGTCTTTCTTCTTCGACTGCCTCTTCTTCAGTGATGGCAAATTCCTCAACGAGAGGGGTTCTGTTTGAAACTTCTTCTTCTTCATGAACACCGAAGAAGTTTTCTTTTAACATATCAAGTTTTTCAGCAAATTCTTGAGCATCATCGAAATCAATCTTCTCTGCGAGTTGTCGCATTCGAGCCTCTTGAGTTTCGGTCATGCCCTTGGTGTGAGATTCATACACAGCCTCGGCTTGTGCCTGTGTCATTTGCTTCATAACTGAAATGTTTTTCTTAATTTGTTCGTCCAGTTGAGAGTTTAGGTCAAAGACTTTATTATTCAAACCCTCGACCAAATCATAAGACTCTTCTGGCATTGTGACGTAGTGAGTTTCAAAGAGTTTCTTCAATCCAATCATGAAGGACTCAGTGACATCAGAACGAACACCTGTATCGATGGCAACTTGATTTTCTTTCATCCAGTTCTCAACGACATAAGACAAATAATCGTCCATTTTTTCTGCCATCGACTCGACTTGAAGTTCAACTTTTTGTGCAAACTCTTCGTGAAGTTCAGCACGAATATCGTCAACTCTCATTTCAACGGCAGCCTCGAAAATGGTAGATGCTTTATCTTTGAATTCTTCTGAGAGTTCTTCGCCAGAGAAAAGTTTGCCAAGATAATCAGATCCCTCGGACATACCTTTCATTCCTGCACCCATTCCTCCACCGCTCATCATTTTCTTGAGCATCATCATCATTTTCTTTTTCTTATCGTCATCCATGTTCATCATTTCTTCTTCATCATCATCCATCATTTCTTCTTCATCATCATCCATCATTTCTTCTTCATCACCCATCATTCTCTTTTTCATCATGGCTTTCATCATGCCCATTCCCATGTCCTCCTCTGAGCCGTACATTTCTTCTTCTGGCTCCATGTCGGAAAGATCATCAACTGGCTCTGTGCCACCTGTGACTGGTTCTGGTACTTTAGGAGTTGTGCCATCAGCACTAATCTCAGATCCCTTCATGCCGGGAACGTCAGATACTTCTTCACCTTCCCCACCACTGGAATGCTTTTTCATCTTTTCAGACTTTTCGGTTGCTTTTCGGGCAGCCCGCATTGCAGTGAGTTTAGTTGGATCGGTAAAACTTTCTTCTTCAAGAATTTTTCTTGCGGTTTCAAGGGCGTTATCAAGACTCATTGGACTCTCCTTAAGTGTTCCTCTTTATTTATGTTTGCGTAATTTTGAGAGGAAATCAGCGAAACAATACAATTTAGCCTCGTCTAAGTTCCTTTTTGGAGTTTTGGAAATCACTTCTTTGTGAGATTCAATTTCACGGGATGTGAGAATACCGTTTTCCCACACCCATTCTTTGCCTTCCATGATGCCCTGAACATAGGCATCAGGAGCAGATGGATCTGCAACAATATCAACAGCGGCAAGACTAAAATCATCTTGTACTTCATTGATACCTTTTTTGTTTTGTTTAAGTGAACCCATACCTCTAGATGAGACACCGATCTTAACTCCTTCTTTGATAAGATCTTTTACAATTTTACCATATGGAGTATCAAGAATTTTTGCCTTTCCATAGACATCATTTCCATCGATACGAAGTTCTTTAATTAAGTGAGACACTCTTTCAAGATTAAGTTGGGGACCATCGGGGTGTCCGAGTTCACCCATCGCACGACTTGGTGTTACATATTCCCTATTGTATCGAGCCACTTCATTCATCAATGTCTTGTTTGGATACACACGACCATTACGATTCTTTTGTTCGGCTTGCATAAAAACACCATCAATATGATATTGTTTTTCGCCATCAACCTCTTCGGTGATTAGATTAACATCTTCGGTGTGTTCAGTGATGAGTAACATTACGCTCTCCTTCTTTTCTTAAGTTTCATGGTGGTTCTAAATGGATCATCTGTTTCAAGACCATCATCCGCGTCTAAAGTTTTTGCAACTTTAAATACTGGATCATCTTCGACTGGTCTTTTTGCCCTTGCTTCTGGTGAGCCGATAGCGTCTGCACCCAACTCTTCTTCCTCATCATCATACGCCTCCCCTTCAGTACCATAAACTTGAGGCGCACCCGGATTGTAGTAAGGGTGATCCGGGTCCATATAGTTAGGTCTTCCATCGCCATCATGATCACCCATCGGATCAAAGAAATCTGGCGAAGGCAAAGGATTTACATCATCTGGTGCTGGAAGAATATCCGGTCTACCGGGACCGGGAAGGAAGGGTCGATTGGGACCACCGGGATTTGGTTGTGGTTTACGGGGGGGATCTAGATCAGGTCTTCCGGGTCCGGGGAGGATGGGTCTGTTAGGAATATCTC